GTTTGGTACTTCAGCAGAAAAGATTTTGCCAACCCTGAAAATGCTTGGTGATATTGGTATGGGAGATACCAATAAAATGCAATCGTTGACATTGGCTTATGCTCAAATGTCCAGTGCCGGCAAGCTACAAGGACAAGACTTATTGCAAATGATAAATGCCGGTTTCAATCCATTGCAGGAACTTGTAAAAATGACAGGGAAAAGCATGGGAACGCTTCGTAAGGAGATGGAGAAAGGCAAAATTTCATCATCAATGGTTGAAACTGCTTTTCAACATGCTACAAGTAAAGGCGGGCTTTTCTTTGGTATGATGGATAAAATGAGCCAAACGACTTCAGGTAAGTTTTCTACGATGGTGGGAACACTCAAGCAAACGGGGGCTGAAATTGGATTAAAGCTTTTGCCTTATGCCAATAGCCTGATGAATTTCTTGATGCCGATGGTTGACTGGATAGCTCGTAATGCTAACATGCTATTACAGCTAACAGCCGTCGCTCTGGGTGCATATGCAGCGTTTAAATTGATAACTTGGGGCATAAAGCTTTGGACAATTGCTCAAGCCATTCTAAATGGTACAATGGCTCTTAATCCTGTGGGATTAGTCGTCATTGGTATTGCTGCTTTGATTGCGATGATTGTCATTGCATGGAATAAGTTTGCATGGTTCAGGGGTATTGTTCTGGGACTTTGGGATTCATTTAAATTGTTTGCTAACTTCCTAAAGGACTCTGTAATGAATACGGTAAAAGGGCTAGTTGATATGTTCTTGGGACTTGGTAAAATCATTGATGGAATTTTTCGTCGTGACTGGGGAAAAATTAAAGATGGAGCAAAACAAGTTGGTTCTGGCTATGTGAATAGTTTTGCTGGTGGTGGCATTGTAAAAGCTGCTATTGATAACGGTTCAAAAGCCGGTGAGACATGGGCAAAAGGATATAACAAAGGACTTAAAAGCTTTGCAAAGAGTCAAGCGGATAATAAGAGTGGTGTTGACGCTGGTTCATTGACAAGTGGATTAGGTAAAACCGGCGGAACTACTCCTGATGATAAAATAAAAAGTATTGCCGGTGGTGGAAGTAAGCCTACGAATATCAACATTATTTTGAATAAAGAAATGGTTGGCAGCATTACCGTACAGGCCACTAATGTAAATGAAGGCGTTGGTAAGATTAAAGACATTGTCATGGAATGTATGTCACAGGTATTAAATAGTGCAAACCGATTAGCTCATGAATGATAAATATAATTTCAATGAATTTGATTTGGGCGAAATTTTTAAAAGTGTTTGGGGTTATTCAGCTCCTCCTCTTTTATTTGGTTTGCAAAATGCAGTTGAAAAAAAGCTATTTGGGAACACTTCGGATACTTCGGATTATTCCTTCGCAATACCTTCGGAACGGCGGGAATACAATATAAAAGGTTCGCCTTTTTACGGATTGAATAACAATGGCAATGAAGTGTTTTTGCCTATTTGGTTGATTAAGGCCGATGGAACAAAGTTTATGCTTCAGAATACGGTTTCATCCATTGTAAGCAAAAAAACGATTGTTGAAACCGTATTGGTCAATCAGCATGGTTCTGTAAAGGAAGAAATATCAATGGATGATTGGGATTTGGCTGTGAAAGGTATTATAGTTTCACCGGATATGGATTATCCTGATCAGCAAGTTGCAGATCTTAAAGCACTTTACAAGTTAAGTGAATCACATGGAATTGAAAATGCCAGGACATCGCTACTCTTTGAAGATAATGAAAAGGTAGTTATGAAAAACCTGAAATTTCCTGAAATAAAAGGGATGAAAAATGTACAGGCATTTGAGTGTGATCTAGTGAGTGATATTGAATTTAAACTGATAATTGAATAATGTACGTCAAGCTTCGTGGACATATTGAAATAGTGCGTAAATCGGATGGTAAAAAGCTTTCATTCGATGCTTTTCACTCTGTTCACATTGAATTAGACATTTTCAAAATAAATCAGTCATGTAAAATTCAGATTCCAATTTCAGCCAGATTAGAATATAAAGATAAAAGGGTTGGTGAAAGCGTTCAGACAGCTTCACAGTTTGCTCGTGGTGATAAAATAAGTGTATGGTTGGGGTATAATAATGATATGCGGTTGGAGTTCGAAGGTTTTATTTATCGTTTGAATTACAAAACACCGCTTGAAATTGAATGCGAAGGTTACGAATTCCAATTGCGAAGGCCTTGCGAAACTAAAACATGGAAGTCGACAACCATGAAAACGGTACTTCAGTACCTGATCAATGAAACGGATATCGTATTGAGTGACCATATTCCGGATATAAGCTTCACGAAGTTTATTATACCGGCTAACATGACAAAGTTGGAAGCCTTGCAACTCATTAAAGAGAAATATGGTGTAACTGTATTTTTCATGGGTAAAACTCTTTATTCCGGGTTGGCCTATGTAATTGACCGGGGAACTGTAAAATATAAGTTGGGCTATAATACCATCAATGCCGATGACCTGAAGTATCGTAATGCTGACGATGTAAATCTTAAAATAAAGGCTATTTGGATTAAACCGGACAATACCAAAGTTGAAGCTGAAGTGGGAGATAAAGAAGGAAGCTTACGAACATTGTTTTTCTATGATGTTTCGAGTACTGCTGAACTCAAAAAACTAGCAACTGAAGAAATAAAGAAGTACAAATATTCCGGTTACGAAGGAAAGATAAAAACATTTTTACAACCGTTTGCTCAACCAGGAATGAAAGCAAATATGACAGACCCGAAGTATGATGAACGTGGTGGAATTTATTATATAACGAAAACTACGGTGGATGCTGATAAAGGTGGTGGTAGAAGGATTATTGAAATATCAGTCAAATTATTATGACAAAAGAACAAGAAATACTGAAGAAATTTCAAATCCTTGGTAAAGGAAATGAAAAAACATTTCTGGCATTCGTAGAAGAGAATTATCCGAACAAGGATTACATTGATGTAAAAGATTTGTCCGGAACTATTTACCCAGATGTTCGTAAGCGTGCTGCTATTGGAACTGGAAACGATGCAAAGAAAGGAATAGTTATAACACCCGTTCCTGGTTCTTCAGTTATCGTTAGTCGTATTGGCGATAGTGATGAGCTGTTTGTTGAGATGTTCTCTGAAGTTGAAAGCATTGTGATTGATGGTGGTGAAAATGGAGGATTGACCATAGCACCAACTTTAGTCCAGGAACTAAATAAAAATAATGAATTGCTTCAAGCCATTATAACGGTTCTTTCTGGTCCACAAATACCAGAACCCGGTAACGGTTCTCCCAGTGCATTGCAAACGGCATTAAAAGGAGCAATATCAGGGAAAAAGCTCGGCGATTTTTCAAATATAGAAAATAAAAAAATAAAACACTGATGGCAAAGGATAAAGGCATATTACTGACCGATTCAGGTGATTTAAGCATGAATGTAGTTCGGGATTCAAACGGACTTATTGTGTCCGGTTTTTCTATTGGTGATGTGACCAGACAGAATCAACGAACAATTTTATTGGCTGAACCTGGTGAAATAAAAGAGGTACCTACAATGGGGGTTGGATTAGCTTCTTTCCTTGACGATGATAATCCTTCGGACTTGCTTCGCGCAATTCGTGAAAATCTTCGCGAAGATGGGCAAAAGGTTAACTCATGTGGTTTTAATACAGATGGTAAACTTGTAATTGATGCTGAATATGAAAGTTGAAGATAATCAATCTCTATTCGACATATCCTGCCAACGTCTTGGCTCAGCCGAGGCAGCTATTCAAATAGCTTTGCTTAATGGCATTTCCGTGACGGATGATTTGCAAGTTAGCCAGGAGCTGGAACTGCCCGATGTGGTCGGGCAGTCAATAGCGACTTATTACGCTAACAAAGGTATTACTCCGGCAACCGGTGTAACAGATGCTACAATAGCTACTCTGGGTGGGTTGGGATATATGGCAATAGGGATAGATTTTATAATTAGTTAGATATGGCACGTACAGTTACCGAGATAAAAGAGAGCATGACAACGCAGTTCATGGCATCCACCACGTTGGCCGGATGGTATGGGTTTGTAGTTGGGGCTTCATTTGAAGATACATTCTCGAAGGTATCTTTAGAGAGTATTATATTTTATATAATTGCTGTAGCACACTTTAGTCTAGAGACCCTTTTCGATGCTCTAAAAACCTATATCAATGCGCTGTTAGCTGCATTGAAGCCACACACAGCCCGCTGGTATCGGGATATGACCCTTGGCTTTATGCTTGACATGACCCTTGTACAAGATGAGGACTATTACGATACTTCAGGGATGTCTGATAGTGAAATTACAGCGGCTAAAGTCGTGAAGTATGCAGCCGCCAAAGAGGCTACAGATAGTTCATTTTTGACCATAAAGATAGCCGGCGAAACGAATGGAGTACGTTCCAAATTGTCGGATGAAGTGGCTATTCAGATAGCGGCTTATATTGATGAATTTCGGGATATGGGCGTAAAGATAAATCTTGTCAATCAAGATGCCGACATTTTCAACTGTGAACTTGATGTGTATTTTGATCCAATCCTTTTGCCCGACACGGTAAAAGAAAGTGTGACCACTGCTTTGACTTCATACATTCAAAACCTGACTTTCAATGGCGAATACACAAATCAGTCGCTTGTGGATGCCTTGCAAAAACTGGATGGTGTTCGCATAGCTGAGCTTAAGTGGGCAAAAAGCCGGGATGTCAACAGTACGGTGTTCGATTTGATTAATGCTAAGAAAACACCTATATCAGGTTACTTTACTCCAGGAACAATAACCATTAATATGATTGCCGATGTCAGCGTATGATGTAAATTATAAGAAACTTGTAGTGCTATTGTTGCCTACATTCTTACGAAGAAATGCACTTATTGACTTTATCTATTCGGCTGTATCACCGGTTGCTGCTCTGCACCAACAATTCAAGGTGTTTATGGCCGAAACAATGTACAAATTGTCGCACAATGGGCAGCATTGCCATTTACGTGGAATGCTTAACGATACATTCGACCCGACACAACGCCGTATAACGCTGGCTGACGTAGCCGGAACACATGAGCCTTTTTTGCTCTATTGGAGGAGTGAAAACAAAGCGAAAAGGATATACCGGCGCGATCAAGACAAAGAGATGATTTTAAACCGCCGGGGCTTTGGTGGCACAGATAGCTTTGATTTTGTAGTGAATGTACCCAATGCGCTCAACTTGTCAGCCGATGATATTACACGCCTGAAGGCTCTCACTGATGCCTACAAGCTAGTTTCAAAACGCTATCAAATAATTTATGTATAATGAACAGAGGAAATTTTTTAGGGCAATCAAACCGTGATTTCCCGATCGACTGTGAAACATTTGACTTTCTCCAGGCTAATCAGGAACTGCTGTCTGTACTTGGTCAAATTGGTGGAGATAAGGCTATCTTATCGGGATGCGTAAAAACAGGTTCTAACGTAGCTTCTGGTTACGTATTTTTGAAAACAGCACAATATCCCGAAGGTGAAGTGTTGAAGTTTGATGGTGGTACAATTGATGGGGTAACCACAACGGTATACATCTCCGAAACAGCAACGTCTGTTAGTGCCCATGATTATAACTATCCGCAGGCGTATTACACACGATCGCTTAAAGCCGGCTTAGGCTCAGAACAATTTCTGTGGTCTGATTTCTCGCGGGTAGAAACAAACGCCGCGCTCAAAGCCCGGGTAAAAGTTCTCGAAGATGAAGTGGCAATACTCGCACCGCTTCCCATCGGTATACCTCAGCCCTGGACTGGATACATATCTAAAATACCATCCAACATGGTGCTCTACGATGGTAGAGCATTGAACATTGCTGATTATCCTAAAGCCTACGATGTTTGGGGTACGATGTATAATACACAGAACGGAAAAACAACACCTGCAGGACAGTTCCGCATACCGGATATGAGCGGGTTATTCGTCGTGGGTTATTCGGCTTCGGACGATGATTACAGTGAAATTGGGAAAAAAGGTGGAGCAAAAAAGGTTCCATTGAAAATTAGTGAAATGCCACCTCATGACCATCCACAACGTTATTCATGGGGTAAATGGGGTGACAATGCAAATAATAGGTGGATGCATTGGCCAGAGAATCAATTTACAGATACACCTGAAAATGTAACAGAAAAAAGGGGTGATGGTGAAGCGCACGAAAACAGACCACCCTTCTTTACTGTGGCTTACATTGGTAGAATAGAATAAAAAAACATACAATCATGGCAATAAAAACAATAGAAACATTAAAGTCTTATTTCTTTGAACGTGCATATCCAACATGGCAACAATTTTATGATGTGCTGGACAGCTTTCGACATAAGAGTGATAAGCTTGCCATTACCGATGTAGACGATTTGGCTGATCAATTGAATGGCAGAGTAACTAGTTCGCAATTAGATCAAGAAATACAAGATCGTAAAGCGGGTGATGGATCACTACAAGCTGATCTTGAAGGAAAGGCAAATGCCAGCGACCTGGAAGCCGAAGTGCAAGCTCGCACAGATGCCGATTCTGCGTTGCAAACGATCCTTGATGCTAAAGCAAGCTCTGCGGACTTGGCCTCAGAGACACGATCTCGTACTGAAGTTGATAGCAATATAATCGAAAGGCTTCAGA